CCCTGCTAGAACCACTGAGCAATTCGTCGAGGCTGACTTGGCGATTGATGATGCTCCTCTAGTTCGAGATGTCGAGCGCGGGGACTTGAAAGAGGTTTCAGCCGGTTACTCAGTGGACCTTGATGAGACTCCGGGCGTTACGCCTGACGGGATTAAGTATGACGCAATCCAGCGAAATATTCGCTTCAATCATGTTGCTCTTGGCCCTCCGGGCTGGGGCAGGTCCGGCCCAGAAGTATCCCTTCGGGTCGATTCCAAAGATGCAAAATGTTCGCCCCTCCATGGTGGAGAGGCCCAAGACAAGAAAGACGAAATCATGAAGATGATTAAGATCGACGGCGTTGATTTTGAATTTGGGTCTGAAGCCCATCTTTCAAAAGAGCGCGAATTGGCACAAGCCCGACTCGACATGAGCGAGGGCAAGGCAAAAGAAGACATGGGAGCCATGCAGAAGAAATACGACGAGCTCAAAGCCAAGTATGATGCGCTCAAGGCTGACATGGAAAAGAAGAACAAGGCAGACATGGAAGAAGAAGAGAAGAAGGATTCTCTTTTTGCTGAACGTGTCGCGGCTCGCGTAGCTCTTGAGACGCGTGCTAAGTCTTTGGCTTCTGACTTAAAGCTTGATGGCAAGTCTGACCGAGAGGTTATGATTGAAACCATCAAGAGCATCGATGAGGAATTCTCAGCAGAAGATCGCTCCGACGATTATGTTACGGCAATCTTCGACACGCTAAAAGCCAAGAGCTCTAGCGGCATGGATCAGGTTTTCCACGGTGACGGCAAGGGCGATAATGTCCGGGCTGATTCGGTGGATGAGGCGCGCAAGCGCATGGAAGAGCGCGCGGCTAGCGCGTGGAAAGGTGACGCAAAATGAGCGTTGTACAGACAAGCGTAGTAGCTAGGCCCGTCATTGCGCGACCTGGCCAAGAATATGATACGGCCTTTACCGATGTAGTCTCAGGCATTGCATCAGAGGCCTTTAACTTTGGCGAATACGTTGTCCGAAAGGCGACCGGATGGGCTAAGCCTACGTCGGCGGCTGATGTCACGGACTTTGAAGGCGGCGTTGCTCTTATCGACGAGAGCCTCCCCACCGAGGTCGGCTACGTAGAAGGCGACAATGTTCGCGTTATGACTCGCGGCCGCGTCGCAGTCTCTTCAGGTGAAGCCGTCGCTTTGACTGATGCTCTTTTCATTGGAACCACTGGCGCAGGCGCTGGCAAGTTCCGCACTGATGACACCGATGCGATTGCTGCGAACATGTGCCGAGTATGGCAGGCAGTAGATGCGGGCACCGTTATTATCACCCTCAACCGACCGGCGCAATTCACCGCTCCAGCTCCTTAAGGATTAAAAAATGGATAACTTTCTAGAACAAAGTCTTCGGGTGCTTAGTGCTTCCGGGGTACGTTTAGACTCAAACGAAACCGCTTTCCTAGAGCGTCAGCTTACGCAGCTTCGAACCAAGACCTACGATGTAGTCTATGGAGATCTCTTAGGTCGAGGCATGGCCCCCAAGGCCACCGACATCGCGTCAAGTGCTAACCGATACAGCTACGAAGTCTTCGACAAGACCGGAGCGGCCAAGATTGGCGGCAATGGCGTCGATGATCCTCCCCGTATCGATCTAGAGGCGCGAGAGGTATTCGGCGACGTTTACCCATTGATCGCTTCTTACGGCTGGGACATCAACGCAATGCGCGAAGCAATCCGCACACGTGTTCCACTAGCGGACAAGAAAGCGCGTGCTTGTCGCGACGCTATCGAGCTCGCAATTGATGATATGATCTTCCTAGGCCGCCCAGAAGTGGACGCAGGGGCATCATCTTCAATCTTGACCACCGGCATCGCCAACAATGCAGCGGTCGAGGCTCAAGGCACCGTGGCTCTCAGCAACTGGACTCTTTCGACTCCCGTCGAGACCATCCAGTCAGAGATCTACTCAATGCTGACGGCTATCCGTGGAAACTCTCTTCAGGTTTTCCAGGGGACCGTTATCGGCATGCCTCTCGACAAGTATGACATCATCGCTCAGCTTCCGGTTGGCGTTGATAATCAGACGACCATCTTGCAGTCAATTCTTCAGAATAACCCATTCCTACAAGCTATCGTCCCTTGGTATAAGCTCCAAGGCATCGGCGCTAATAGCAACGGCCGTGCAATCGCTTTCCAGCGTGATGCGAGCGTTTTGGAAGCGGTTATTCCTCAAGAATTCGAGCAGCTTCCACCACAGGCGCGGAACTATGAATTCGTGGTTCCTTGTCACGCTCGATGCGGCGGCGTCAAAGTTTACCAGCCCACCGGCATGGTTTACGGAGACTTCGGGGCATGATTCAGGTCCGCTGTATTCATCCGCAAGGCTGTAGAGTTTTGGCTCTTGGGCTAGACCTACGCCAAGGGGACGCGGGAGAAATCCCCGAGACTCGCAAGTGGAAGAAAATGGCGGCCTTTCTCTTAAAGCAGGGGAAGATCGAGATCGTTGATCCTAGCTCTTCTCCTGCCGAGCCAAAGGTAGCCAAAAAGAAGGCAACCAAAAAGAAAGTAGCAAAGAAGGCAGTGAAGAAAGATGCTGACGCAAGCTGAATTCTTGATTCGCTTTCCGGAGTTTACCCCGGCGGCCCCGTCTGGCTTGGTACAATCTAAGCTTGACGAGGCGCTGGGCGCTCTGAATCCTTCTGTGTACGGCCATCAGCTCGACACGGCGCACGGGTATCTCGCAGCCCATCTCTTAGCGATCAACCCGCTAGGTAAAAATGCGCGACTTGAAGACGACCCGGCCAATGGAGATACTCCTTACGGTCGCAGGTATAAGCAAATCAGAAAAGAGCTCGCACCACGCGGATTCGTGACATGAAACTGACCGACAAGATCACAAAGAAAGGGAAGGCGTTCTATAAGAAGCTGAGCGCTATCAATAATCCCCGGACTGAGGTCAGTGTTGGCGTGTTTGACGACTCAGGAGACGAGCCTGACGGGACCCCATTGGTGGAGATTGCCCGTATTCATGAATTCGGAGGTAAGACCATCACCACGAAAGATGGGCGAACCATCCAGAACCCTCCCAGGCGTTCATGGCTTAGAGACACTTTTGATCTAGAAAGGCGCAAGCTCGAAAAGCGCTGGACGGTCACAATGCGCAATGCGGCATTTGGCAAGGGTCCGGTCAAAAAGTACTATGACCAATTTGGGGCGCTATTCGCTTCCGATATTCAGCTTAGGATCTCAAACGGTATCAATCCGCCTAATGCTGAGACGACCATCATGATCAAGGGGAGCTCTAAGCCGTTGATCGACACGGGCAATTTCAGAAGCTCGATCACCTTTAAGACGAAAGTCGGTTCCTGATGGACTGGGCATTAGTCAAAAGGACGCTAGAAGACCAGATTCGTCCCCTAGTCCCGCCCCCTGCTAGCTCCCCGGAGTATGAGCCGAGATGGCAACATGGCTCTAGTCGAAACGTCTACGCAGACCCGGCTACAGGCTGGAAGACGGTGCTTCGCATTGTCTCAGTCGGCTCTCTTTCTAACGCTAGGCGCTACACGATCAACCAAGCAGACCCGGCCTTGCTAGATGAGAACATCGCAAGCATGAAAAGGATGATCGTGGAGTTTAAAGTAGAGGCTGACTATTTCGATGATGATGCCTCGAGGTGGGCCTTTTATGTTGCCGAGGAAGTGAAGAGCAAGCTTCACCTCTCTAGCGTTAGGGCTGGATTCTTGGCCGCTGAGATGGCGCTCAGTGAAGTGGGCGACACGATTGACGCCTCTTTTCCTAACGGCGGTCGAACGGTCAATTCTGCTCTTTTTGAAATGACTTTCATGGTCGCCGATTGCGTGACTAATCCTGATGTCGACTGGTTCGATCATATCGATCTAACAAGCTGCATCTTTGACGAGACTGGGGCCTTGCTTCCGTCTCCACCTAATTACACAGATAAACGAATCCCCGAGGGCTCTTAAGGATTGAAAAATGGGAACTACAGTAGTCGACGTTAGTATTACAAGGCAGACGGCAGCGGTAACGCGAGCCGGTTTTGGAACTCCGCTCCTTTTGGGGCCTCACTCAAAGCCAGAATTGATTCTGGAATACACAGACGCGAGCGACATGCTGACGGATGGCTTCACGGCCACCGATGCGATCTACCTCGAGGCGGTCACGCTCAAGAGTCAGAGTCCGAGCCCGACTAAGTTCAAGATCGGAAAGCTTGAAGATCAGGCTATGTCGATCAATATCTCCCCGACGGTCGACAACTCAGGAGATGCGAACGTAGGCCAGAAAGTGGGCCTTGAGATCAACGGCACGCTTGCAGAGTACGAGATCCAGGTGGGTGACGGAGCTCCGGAGATTGCGAACGGCCTAGCGACTGAGATCGGGGCTCTTCCGGGCGTGGTGACAACGGTATCTAGCCCGGATGTCGGGGTGCTTTCTACCTCAGCATCTACGCGCTTCTCTTATTCTGGGTTTTCCCTTGTCACGGCTGTCGAGATAACAACGACCCCCAACATCGCGACCAGTATCGCGGCAATTAGAGATCTTGATGATGACTGGTATGGCGTCGGAACCTCTCTCAGGTCTGAAGATGACCTCTTGGCAATTGCAACGGCCATCGAGTCTTTGAACCGAATTTGCAGCCTGACAACCTACGACCCCGGAGTCTGGGATAATGCCGTCACTGATGACATCGCAAGCCAATTGCAGACCCTTGGATTCGTCAGAACCAATCTTCAGGTGTCAAACGCAGGCGGCAACGATGGCACGGGCATCTTGGGCCGAATGCTGACAACGACCCCCGGCTCTTCTACGTGGTGCCATAAGAATCTACCCGGCGTGGCGGCTTCTAAGTTTACCGCAGGCGAAGAGACGGCCATCGAAAACAAGAATGCGAACTATTACCGGCCTCTTGGCGGGATCAATGCAACATTCCAAGGCGTTTCACCTGGCGGGGAATATATCGATGTCATTCGCCTAGTGGACTGGACAGAGGCTCGCATCACAGAGGGTGTGACTCAGGTCCTTCTGGCCAATGAAAAAGTGCCCTACACAGACCCAGGAATTGAGCTCATCAAGAATCCGATTCGTGGTGTTCTTCGTCAGGGCGTGGAAAATGGCGGCTTTGTTGATGATGAGACATTAACTGTCACAGCTCCAAAGGCGGCAGACGTAGCAACCAACGACAAGGCGAATCGTCTACTCCCCGATGTAAAATTCACGGCCACCCTAGCGGGGGCGATTCACACCGTTATCATCAAGGGCACCGTTTCTCTCTAAGGGTTTATCATGGCTTTAAAAGTATACGCAGCGGATCAAGTAGCAGTCACCTTCGCGGGCATCTTGCTCGAGGCAGAGGGCGACGATCAATTTGTCACCATCACGAAAACAAACGACACGTTCACTTACAAGGAAGGCGTCAACGGATTCGGCACAAGGTCACGCAGAAAAGGCAAGCTCTACCGAGTAGAAGTCACTCTTCCGCAGACATCCGAAAAGAACGCTCTTCTCTCACTGCTTCACAAGGCAGACCAGGAGAGCAACGGCTCAGGGGTCGCGCCTTTGGGTATCATCGACACGAATGGGACGAGCGTCTTCGTCAGCCCGGAGTCTTGGATCGTCAAGATCCCCGACTGGAGTGCAGCGGCAGAAGCCGATGTAGTGACCTGGATGTGGGACTGCCACAACGGTGATATGTTGGTAGGTGGTAACTGATGTGCCTATCTCTTCCTAGTGAAGAACGGGAGGTCAGCGGTCAGACGTTGACCTTCACTAAGCTGACGGCCACAGAGGCGCGCAAGGTTCAACTTGTACTGATGCGCGCCCTAGGCGCAGGCGTGGCAGCTGTTGGCCAAGGTTCACTCTCTGAGGGTGCTCTAGGCGATGCGCTGAGCAAAGCCATGAAGAACCTAAAAGACGAAGATGTCGATCAATTGGTCAAGCTCTTGGCGGCATCCTCTCGCGTTCAAGTGGACGGCGGCAACAAATTGGTCCGAGATGTCTATGACTTCTTTTTCGCCGGGAAGATGCTCCTTCATTGGAAGTGGATCGGCGCGGCTCTAGCCTACAATTTCTCTGATTTTTTAGGCGAAGCCGGAAGCCTAGGAGACCTGTTAGAAATGGCGAAAGGGTCACAGTAAAGGTCCCCGATCATCTTGACTGGTTCATCTGGCGGCCGGTCAAGAGCGGGCTTTGCACTCTGACAGAGCTGAAAACTTCCTGGACAATTGACGACTTGGCAGATGCTCACGATGTACTTGATTTAGATGATGAGCTAGAAAG